GCAAGTTTTTGTTTAGCAGCAGCATCTCCATACTGCAATGTTGCTTGTTGCTCTCTTGCCAAAGCATCAATAGTGTATTGATACTCTCTTATCTCTTGGTCTAACAAACTTGCCATCCATTTATATGCCATTTCATCATAAGCATTTTTTATCTGAATATTAAATTGAGATGCTTGATTGATAGCTTCTTGGTCTTGAGCTGCAGCATTCATCAAATACTCATAGTTCTTTGTTGTAAATGCATTTTGAATATCGGCATTGTATTTACTTATGTCAAAAGTTAATGCCGCCTGTGTTTTAGCTAAATCTGTGTTTAATTCAGCATTTCGTAAATTAACATTGGTATCTAATTGAGCTTGTTGAGATGCTAAATTACCTTGTAACTGTGCCACATTGTAAGCTGTCTCCCCCCAACCTTTAGCAAGAGCATCAATTGCATTTCTTTCTAATTGCTGTTGGTTAGCCACAGTTAGTCCGCTTCTAAATAATCCAGCATTTGCCATAGTATTATTTAGTCTGGCTTGTGCTAACTCTCTTTCCTGATTTACTGCTGTTTTAATTCCACTATATATATCATTGTGTAAATTATCATAATTATAGTAATTCTGTATATTACCAGCATTAGCATTTAAATTAGATGTTGGTGAGAGAGGAACTACATTTATATTTCCAATCTGATATGGGTTAGTTAAAGCATTTTGCTGTGCAATGTTTCTCATATTTGCAAGCGGTGAATATGTTTGTTGTGATGCAGTGTATCTGTTATCTCCAACATACATTTCAAATGATGTTGTCATTTTATACCTCCTTTTCTAATAAATACCCTGATATCTTGAATTCAGGGTATCTTGATTTTAACTTGTCATACACGTCAATAGACATAGCTGTTTTTACTTTTTTAATCCCACAAGACTTTGCTATTTCCCCCGCCCTTGTTTCCCAATACTTCCCATCTCCAAACACATTATGAACAAAAATACAATTAGGAACAACATCAAATGTCATAAATCCTTTTTCTGTATCACATTCAAAAAACTCACCTGCTATATAGTTCTCTTGTGATTTACTATAAAACTTTTCTACCATCTCATCGGGTATAAAATCTAATCTCATAACTTCTCCTATTAAAACTTTATGTAAGTAATAATTAAAGCAATAAACTGAGTAAAGACAGCAAGCCAAATTTGCCAAGCTCTGGTCTCTAAAGTTGAGATTCTTTTCTCTATTTCATTTATATGTTTCGCGTGTCCACTGCATAAAGATATTCCTGTTGTCTCAATGTCTCTTATCTTACCAAAAGCAATATTAACTGACTCTTTCAAGTTTGAAATCTGTTCTTTCATAACAAGTTGACTTTCAATCACAGTTGCCATCTTTTCCAGAATTTTCTCCTGTCTGTCCATCTTATCTGACAAAATAGCCATCTTTTTTTCAAGATTATTTATGTGTGAGAGAATGTCATCCATAGCACTCACCTTTAGTATTTCCAAATAACTTCTTGTGGTAAAGATGGGTCATTATCACAGTGTACAAAACTATCTGCAATACCTATTCTTTTAAATCCCACTTTTAATAATGCATTTATTAATTTAAATCTTGTAGCTCCATCTATACATCTTATGTCTGCGGCATAGCCTCTTAAATGTGCAGAATTAGGCTTGCCTTTAACCTCTTTATTATGCTTTTCACAGCGATACCCAGAGGTAATAACAAATGGAATTCCTGCAGTAGTTCTTGCTAAATCAATAAGCGTTAAAAAACTATCTTGCATTTTTGCTTCACCACAACAAGGACATTTAAATTCATCAAGCTTAAAATTGTTT